GAAGTAACAGCAGGATAGTAACTAAAGCAATTCCAAAGCTCCAGCTCGTCCAGTCGCATCCTAGGAACTTCGGCTGCTTTGAATCCTCGTTGAATGAAGGCTGAAATAGGGAGACGATAGAACACAGCACCATTCTCCATAATAGCATGAAAGAGGATTGGACGTCCCGTAATACTTGCCAAGCCAAAGATAATGCAGTCTTCAACTTCACCGTGATGCTCTTTAAGGTCATAAAGATACTCTCTTCTAATTTGGGCGTATGTTACAGGAATATTTGCATTAAGATACGCCATAGCATCCTACTTTAGAATACTACTGCACCTATTACAATACCAACAATCACATAAAGTGCATGATGTTTATGATCCATCCACAATTTTTGTGCTTTAATTTTTAGATTTTCCATTTTTTCTCCTATACAAATTTAATTTCATTTTCAAAAGAAATGTCTTGTGCCCAGTCTTTATGAAACATATAAGTTCTTTTATCTTCTTTATTACATTCACAAGATTCACAATTACATTCTTTATGCTCTTCGTTGCAATGACACTCGTGGCCACACTTTTTACATTCTTTATTCATAAAGTAAGTATATACGATTAGGATTAATCGTAAAAGACTGTGACAGAACTTATTCCACCACTAATATCAACATAAGGCTTAGTTTCACAACGAAGTCCTGGTTCTGGGATATCACATTGATATTCATCCGCAGCTAAGGCTGTATTTAAAGTCATCATGATAGTACCTGTGGCACCACCATCTCTTAATTTAACAGTTCCTACATTTCCACTATGTGCTATCCACAGTGCTTTGACTCTAGCCGATCCACCGACTACATCGCCATCAGCAACATGAAAACTAGATTTAATTGTTGTAAAACCCATAATTCAATATTCTATTCTAAGTTATCTAGGGCGTCAAGAACGCCCTAGATAGTGTTATTTATCTATTAGCTCCAAGGTGTAGCAAATGCACCATTCCCAACTAATTGAGCTTCCACTAACCAAAGTAAACCATCAATTGCTCTACATCTGATGTGAGCACCTTCAAGTCCACCTTTAGTCGTTGCTGTCAAAGTCAATGTGTCATTGGAAGTACCTGCACTAAAAGCAGTTACAGCACCTGGATCAGTTGCTGTATTGTTGTAGATTGCCATTCCTCTGAAAACATCAGCTGTACTTCTACCCGCTGCAGTTCCTGCATTCAAAGTGAAAGTATTTGATGATGTTAAACTTGCAGTCATCACAAACTCATAGATCATTCCAACTCTGTTTGTAGAAGTTGGATCATCAGATCCCGCTACTGCTGGAGTTGCTGTGTCTATGATTGAAGGTAAATTAAACACGGTAACTGCGTCTCCAACCTGTATAATTTTACCTTGATATTTATCAATCCCTACAATGTTAGTTCCACCATCGGTAGTTCCTGCACCTATTGATTGAGCCATTTCTGGACCTGTTCCTAAGAATCCTCTTAAGGATCTTACTGGTCCCGCAAACGTTGTTCTTGCCATAATTATTCTCCTAGTTAATGTGAATATCGTCTCTAGGCCGTCGACTATACGCGTCGATATCCAATTAATATTAATTGTATAGTGGGTTTATTATACCCAAAAAAAAGGGGCGCTACAAGAGCGCCCCTTAATAGATTTTTAGTAATCTAATTAAATAGATTACGCTGCTCCGCCAGTTCCGTAGATTCCTCTAGGGTCAGACCATCCGAAGACGTATCTTTCTCTAGCTTTGAATCTTACGTTACCAGTGTCGAAATCTCCTTCGATAGCTGTCTTGATAGGTGCTCTAACAAAGTGTTTTAGACCGTTAGGTGCATCTGTAATCAAGAACCACGCATCACTGTCATTTAAGTAATGGTTAACGAAGTATCCTTCAGGAACCATTCCCATGTGCATTAATGCGTTGATATCATTGTCAGCAGTGCCAACTCTTTGAGGTGATTTCAAAATTCTTTCAGCTGTGAATTGATTTTCTTTTGGAATAATCATTCTTCTAGCTTGAATTGCAATTTTTAATCCTCTCTCGTCAACAAACGATGCAATGTCTATCATGCCTTGTTCTAATGAGGTTTCAGACAAGTCTGCAGCAGTAGCCAGCGTATTGCTGAACGTACTGTTGTTAGCAAGTGAGTGATTAGTAACGCAAAGTGCGCTTCCGTCACCACCTGTGTAGTTAGCATCAAAAGCATTATTCAAAATCGCGGCAGCTTTCACTTGTTTAGTGTGTGCCATTGATCTTGCTAAAGCTCTTGTGTATCTACCAGCTAATCTGTCATATAGATTGTCTTCAATAGCTTCTTCAGTGATAGCAAAAGCGAGAGCAATTGTCTCGTTAGTGTATCTAGAAGTATAAACCTCAGTTGCATTGTCGTAAGTGACCATTGCACCTTCAGATTTAGTTGCTGCTCCAGCAAAGCCGGAAAGCATTACTTCTTCTTCGAAAGCTCTGTCAGACGATTCTGTCATGAAAATCGCTGCTGCTTCATTGTCGTATCGGTTATATTCAAGTCCAAATAGTGCATTCAGACCTGGTTCTAGTTCTTTGACTAGCTGTGCTCGTGATATTGCCATATGTCTATGCTCCTATTAGATTCCTGCACCTTTGTTACCGTAAAAGTGATTATTGATAACCACTAATGCTTTAACATTGCTTGCAGTTTGATCTTCGTTGTCCGGATCTTGAGAAATGTCGATTACACGAACTGCTTGAGTCGTTTTAACGCCATTTGTAGATCTGTTCAACTGAACTTTGGATATACCTGTAACTGTGCTTCCTGTAACGTTTGTTACATCGAAGTTTTGAAAAATGAAAGTCGTATTCAGATCATCATTTACATCCATCTTGAAAACTACGCTTGGGTCATCAATAACGAATGCCATAATGTCACTCGCTACAACAGAACCAGGATAGTAGTTTTTCCAAGTTGGTTTGCTAGTAGTAGGATCTGTATAAAAACAACCATTAAAAACACCACAGATTCTTTCACCGTTTGCTGCAGTGTGACGAACTATTGTTCCTGTAGCTGCAGCTTGAACTGCATCTCCTTGGAAAATAGCTGTCGATTCGCTTGCCGCAATACGATATCTATTCTGAGCATTAATAAAGGGACTTCCATCTATCTTACGAACTGGTTTCAGTCCGTAGGTTGATGATGTATTTGCCATCTTTATATCCTCCGTTGGCGATTTCTCGCCGGGTTAGTTTAAACGATTTTGGACTATAACTAATAAATTAGGTTTTTCGTCCGCCACCAAAAGTTACTCGAGACTGTCTATCAATATTGATAGGCATTCCCGGGTGTTGCTCCTTCATTAAATCGTTATCAACCGCGGTCATTGAATCTGCTGATATTCTTTTAAAATAATCAGCGCGCGATCTTGCGATCTCCTCAGGTATCCTTGCCAACACAAGGCCTCCAACCCCAATTAAACCAGCGTATTTTCCTTCATGAATAGTCGGGTATTCATTTTTGCCTAATTCACTTAACAGTGTTTCAGCTTTAAGAAATTCCCAACCTTCTCTAAGTCTTTTGGATACATTAGCTGAATCCATAAAACCCATACTCTCAGTTCTTATCCATCTCTGAACATAACCTTGAGGCGCCGCTGGCGCATCGAGACTAGATGGTGGCGTCCAGGGTTGATTACGTGTATCTTTATCTCTCTCCTGTGACGCGCGTGAGGTCTTTATTACTTCACTCGAGCTTTTTTTACTCATGCTTCCTCCTTCACGTATTTAGCGTATTCTTCTAGTGGCACCCCTAATTTTTTAGCAATAGCCACCTGTGATTTGGTGAGTCTCACAGATCTGCGTCCTTGTTGAGTTCTACCAGCCGAAGCTACCGTTTGGACGGGTTTACGGGCTTCTGTTTTGGCCGTAGCAGTCTCTGACTCAAATTTATGAGGAAAATATTCCCTCATTTTGTTGTCAATCTGATTATAATACTCATCACTCTCGACATCAACCCCCCTGCTCACTAAATCTTCATGAACATTCCAGGCTGCTCCCGACATGATTCGATCATTACCAAACCACTCATTTTTCTGAGCCCAAGATTTAGCTTTTTGGCTTGGTTCATTAAACTCTTCCGGCATTTGAGCCTGCATATTCCCTGCTTGTTCTACCGTTTTAGTTTCTTCTGCTTGTCTTTTTTTCAAAGCCTCGTGCTCAGCTAACTTTATTCTAGCTTTCTCTTTTTCAACAGCAAGTCGTGTTAGTTCATCAGTAGCTTCCATAATTTTATTTGGTTCTTGCGTACTAATAGCTTCTGCCAACTTAGATTTAACCTGATCTCGTTGTGCATCTACTCTTGCGTCGAATTCTTTAAGATGACCTTCACTAATTTCATCTAACTTGCCTTGGGAACTATCATATTTTTGTTGTAGTCCTTTAGCAAATTCAGTCGCAGCTTTTTCTCTTCTTTCTGCTTCTCTAGCTCTGTAAGTTAATTTGTCTATTCTTTTTTGAACACCTTCGGTATACTTACCGAGATCTTCTTTAGGTTTTTCTTCTTTAGGTTTAGTTTCTTCTACCGGATCTTCAATTTGTTCTACTTGAATTTTCGCCTTCTCATCGTCTTTATCATGAGAGGTATATCCTAAATCTACTTCACCAACATTTAGATTTACATCTTCCTTTGTCTCTTCCTTTTTTTCTGGTTCTTTGACTTCGACTGTTTCTGCTTTCGCATCGTCTGTGTCTAGTTCCACTTCATCAGTTTTGACATTTGGTTCTGCCATTGTTTCCTCCTAGTATAAGTGAAGAATGTCTTCGGGTTTATTAATCTTGGCAATGATTTCATCATCATTTAAAATACGATGCTCACCAAATTTCGTTTGAAATCTGGAACCTGAATATCGTCCATAAACAACAAATTCACCTTCTTTGCACCAAGGGCCTGTTGGAAATTTTTCTTTATCTTTGTAACAAAGATCTCCCATACGAATCACTAATCCAACGACTGTTGTCATTTGAATAGTTTCGTGAGTTGTATCAGAAAGTATAATTCCACCCTTAGTCTTTTTCTTACCAGACCAAGGACGCACTAGCATTCTATAACCAACAGGCTTTGGTAAAGTATCAATATACTTACCGACACCTTCCGCATCTGTGGGTATTGGTTTGCCTTCTTCTTTGTCTGCAGCGTCTAATATAGGCTTGATTAAGCCTTTAGGTTTGATTAATTGTTGTGTCACCGTCGTCATCCTCCTTTTGCAGGTCTTTAAGATCCTGAAGCACTGCATCATATGCAGTGAGTTGTCCTCTACTATAGTTCAATTTCTCTATCGTGTCTACACCATAGCATAGATGTTCTTTAATGGCGTCTCTATTCTTATTAATTCTTTTTTTGATAACTTCTACTGAGTATGGATCAAGCATGACGTTCTAACATTATTTTATTATCACCAGAGTCTAATACTTTAAAATCCCAGTAAGTAAGAGCTTTTCCAATTAATTCCATATCATAAACTTTAAAATCATCAAAAATTAATCTTGAACCTTTTCTTGTTTTCTCCGCGAACCATAAAGCCTCTCTCATCACCTCTTTAGTCGTATGTGGTCCATCAAAATGCACAAGATCGAATACTTTATCAGTTGAATTAAACAAATTCATGTATTGCCTATCTGTAAAATGATAAAAATTAAAGTTTTTATTATTTGAAAAATCTTTAAGCAATTGTATTTTCATAGCATCTGGATACGTAGGACTTTTTGTTGTCAATTCACCCTTGTCATTTTTCCAGAATGTTATCTTTCCCTCTTTGTCCTTATCAAAGTGTTGATATTCTAAATCACCGTAAGGATCTATCGCTATATGTTCGTAAGGTTTTTTTCCGATACGCTTTTTAATACCCATCATGATAACTTGTGAACCAAGTCCTTCACGAACACCTATTTCACATGTTGTAATTGATTTAGGTTCTTCAAAAAATGGTAAAGTTTCGCTCCACTTTTTTAGTAGTTCATACTCAGTGCTATCTCCTCTAATCATAGATTAGAGCTTTATATAATGATTATTTTCGACTGTCTACTTCTTTCCGTTACGGAAGATCTGAGTTCCCTTAATACCAAAAATACTCGCGCAGACAAGAATCCATAAATTTGTAAACCAGCTCGGAAGCGCCTGGAAATGCTCAAAGAACACTTTTATCTTATCCATAGCCGCCGGATCGTCCGACCAGACCCCATATGCGAGCACCAAAATTGGCAACGTGAGAATCGCAAGGACCACCTCATCTTTATAGTCGTTTTGACGGGCTTCTAAAAGTTTGCCCTGGTAAGCTTCCTCACCTCGGGCCATCTTAGCTGCGTGCATGTGTTGCGCATCAGCCATAGCCATTTGAGTCTCTTTACGCTTTTTGTAGATGTGAGTACCTGCGTTGAGAGCTAATTTAATTGCTGAGAACCACATTATTTAACTCCTTTAAATTTTGTTCCTCTAATAGCACATCCTCCACCTCGTGAAAATAACAATGGTGGTACTTGAGGATTAGGCCCTCTTTTTGGTGGGGGTCCTTTTCGAACTCCTCCTCCTGTGTCATAACCTTTACCTGTTAAGTAATCACTATCTTGTGGATAAAGTTGCCAAGTAGATGTTGATGTAGTAGATGCGGGAGTTACGGCAGGAGCAGCTGTTGTTTGTGGTGGACAAGGAGGCATAGTTCCATCTGGACATCTTTGCCCATCTCCATCTCCTCCTCCTGTAGGAGTTTTGTCTTGAAAAGGTCCATAACCTGCTTCTTTTAAAAAATCTTTTCCGGTATCACTCATGACATCAAGAGTTCTTGATTTAGGATCTTTATTATATTGATTTCCAATATAATACTCTCTGTGTAAACCTTCTTTTCTTGCAAACTCTTCTCTTTTTTTCTTATTGTGTTTGTCTGCCCAAGGTCCAATTGTTTTACCTATAACCCAATTAGCTACTCTAGCTGTAACAGGAATAAAACCTTTTTTATCATCACCGGTAGTAGTTACAGTTTTTTTAGTTGTTTTAGTACCATTACCATCACCACCTGTATGAGTTTTACCACTTGGTGGTGTTGCGTGAGAAAAACCTGTATCTGTATGTGGATTAGGTCTTCCTGTAGTAGTTCCAGTCTTCTTGTTTTCGTTTTTAGTATTAGCAAATGCCATTATTTTTTCTTACCTCGTTCTTTAGTTCTACGATTTTCAGCAGTACGCTTCATTCTTTCAGTTTGAAGTTTAGCTTCTGCTATATCTCGTGTTTGCTGAAGTTTTTCTTCAGCTATTCTAATTCTTTCGCCTGCTTGATCTTCAACGCTTTCTAACTT